CAAGCCAGACAGTATGCTACTAAATGACTTCCAGGCATTTCCGTGGATCCAAGAGTATGCTTACAGCTTTGCTAAACGTATACTAGGAGAAGCAAGAGAAAAGTTTGCCAGCATTGCTGGACCTCAAGGCGGAACACAACTAAATGGTGCAAGTTTAAAATCAGAAGCGCAATCTGAAATGGATGCACTAGAACAGCAATTGAAAGATTATGTGGACGGGAGTATGCCTCTAACCTGGGTAATTGGATAATGAAAATTAAAGAAATAGTGCTAGAACAAGCCGGAAAATTAAAGGATAGACAGCGACTGGCCCAACGTGGCATGAATAAATTTTCTGATGCTAAAAAATGGAATGGCGATTATACTCTTTACCGTTTAGGATTAGCAGTAGCTAGCACAGATGGAAAAACTATACCCAATGTTGATGATGAGTCGTGGGTAGGTAAATGGAAATTGGCAGCACCGTACACTCAACTTGAACAGGACATGTTAAATTTAGCATACAAAGCAGTCGATGCTAATGTAGAAGATATCAACAATGGTGATCTACGCAGTCAAGAAGGTCCTACTATTAACAAAGCAAGCCCTGTTGCTACAAAGAAAAAGAACAAATACGGTGTTTGACTTTTATAAACAAATAAATTAAAATGCTCCTTAGGGGGCATTTTTTATGATCATCGGAATTACTGGTTTTATTGGCTCAGGAAAAGATACTGTAGCTAACTATTTGGTAGCCAAACACGGATTTGTTAGAGACAGCTTTGCTGGCACACTCAAAGATGCAGTAGCAAAAGTATTTGGGTGGGACAGAGAACTATTGGAAGGGTTGACTCCCGAAGCCCGTGAATGGCGCGAACAAGTGGATCCGTGGTGGTCTAAGCGACTTGATATGCCCCGACTTACGCCTCGATACATGCTGCAACTGTGGGGCACAGAAGTGTGTAGAAGGGGATTTCATAACGACATTTGGATCGCTAGTCTGGAAAACAGATTGCGTAAAACTACTGAAAACATTGTAATTAGCGACGTTAGATTTCCTAACGAATTAGCAGCTATACGTAAAGCTGGTGGTATTTGTGCATGGGTCAAGCGTGGTCCATTACCCGGGTGGTACGATTGTGCCTTGACAGAAAATACCACACACGAAGATCGGCAATGGCTGTTAGAAGACGCAGGACAATTGATGCCTCAGCGGTACCCTAACATACACCACAGTGAATGGGCATGGATAGGACAAACGTTCAATTATGAGCTTGATAATAACGGAACAGTTGAAGAACTATACGCCCAAGTCAATAATCTGCTACTAACGGACTTTCGCGCCAGGTCGTTTTAGTATTGTGTATTTCAATTCTGCAGTTTGCACACACTGACCTAAGATTGCTCCAATCGTTGTTCTTTAAATTGCCATCAATGTGGAACACAAACATTTGATTGATTGATTTAGCTTTAAAGCCACATTTATCGCACACCGTTTTTTTCTTGTACCCTGCTTTGACCCACCCAGGCAATGCACGAGTGCGTTTTCCTTTTCTAGCACAGCTGGAACATATTTTTCTATAACGTACTTTCCCTGCAGAATGGTAATTAATTGCAACAGGATTACCGTGGCATATTGTACATAAAGGTCTATTCATACAGATATTTATATGTAAACCTTTCGAAAGGCACCTCTAACCACCAAAAATAGATATCCTTTTATAAATACTACAAAATGTTTGTTAAAGGATAAAAACATGGCACTAGTATCTCCAGGTTTAGAAATTAGCGTAACTGACGAAAGTCAATACGTACCAGGCGCAGTTGGCACTGTTCCATTGATTGTAATGGCCACTGCACAAGATAAAACAAATCCATCAGGTGCTCTAGCGTCTGATACTACCCCTGCTAGAGCAGGTAGACTATTGGCATTTAGTAGCCAACGCGAACTTATTAACGCAATGGGATATCCTAGCTTTAAGCAAAGCGCAGCAGGCACTCCTTTGCATGGAGATGAACGAAATGAATATGGCCTAATGGCAGCTTATAGCGCATTGGGCAACGTGAACAGAATTTATGCTATCCGCGCAGACGTAGATCTTGATGCACTAGAAGGTACTAGTGTACGTCCAACAGGTGCTGTCGAAAACGGAACACACTGGATGGATCTGTCGGAGTCTACTTGGGGTATTAACGAATGGGACGCTGTGAACAATGTGTTTAGTTTAAAAGCCCCATTGCTAATTACCGATAATACAAACGATGCTACTTTATCTGGCGGTGTTTACGTTCCAAAAACAAGTATTGGTCAAATTGGGCAATACGCTGTAGCATGGACAGGCACAAATGCCAATCTGTTCTACAAAGCAGGTAATAACTTACGCACAGACAATGCAAACTACAACACATGGGTAAGATTAGGGACCACTGCATGGCAAACTGCTTGGCCGGCAATCAAAGGCACAGCATCTAATCCAACAGCTCCTGTAAACGGAACTTCTTACACAATTACCATCAACACCGAAACAGTTGATCTACAGAACACTTCGGTTACAAGAAGTTTGGATTATATTGTTAATGCAATTAACACAGCAGCAATTACCGGTGTCACAGCAGCTAACGTTAATGGAAAAATATATCTATATGCAAGCAACCTGGCCGAAAGCAACGGTTCTACTGCTGATGGTAAAATTGCCATTTCGTCTAACCTGTCAGGTGCTCCATTGACGCTATTGGGAATTACAGCTGGCACATATGCTAATCCTATTTTAACATACGGCGATTTTGCAGCCATACCAAGCTGGAGAAGCTCGGACACAGTTCCTCGTCCAAGCGGCAGCGTGTTTGCAAAAGTTGGCTCAACTGGCAGCGGAGCAGACATTGTTGTTAAACGATACAGTTCCAGCACAGATACCTGGGCAACCTTGGCAGCGCCATTCTATAATCGTGCAGAAGATGCAATTTATGGTTTAGATCCTAGCGGTGGCGGAAATGGCATCGCAGCAGGCACTATTTGGGTAGCATACGATCCATTACGCACTGATACAGGCGGCTATAAAGTATTTCGTAGACGCACCAGCGGCCAAACTGTTATTGGCGGTACTGCTGTTGGCGCAAATCCATTTACAGCCAGTGATGAATTGGTAATTGGTGTCACTGAAATTGGATCGGCTGATATTACAGAATATACCGTAGTTCTAACTGGTACATCACGTGCATCGTTTGTTAGCGATGTATTGGCTTTAAATATACCTGAACTTAATATCGCTGTTAGTACCAGTGGCGTAATCACATTTACACACATTTATGGTGGCGACATTTACTTGACAGACAGTGTGGGCACACCAACTGCAGATGCAGGATTTATTGCAACTACTGTGGATGGCAGTACCGGTATCCTACAATATGGAAGTACACTGGCATTGACCAATTGGGAAATTCCAAACACTTCGTCGTTTATACTAACTTACAGCACCACTGAGCCATACCAGGCACCTGCAGAAGGTACTTTGTGGTACTACAGTGATCCAGCATCCGTTGATATCATGATCAACGAAATTGGTGGATGGAGAGCATACCATAGTTCATACTATGATGGTAGCACCACAGATGCACGGGGGTATGATTTATCGGTCACTGATCCAAACGGTGTTATTATTAGTGCAAGCGAACCAACAAAACAAAGTGATGGCGTGACTTCTCTAGTTCCTGGCGATCTATGGCTAGATACCGGCGACCTAGAAAACTACCCTGCACTGTATAGATATGATGACAGCGACACCTGGATCTTGATAGACAACACAGACCAAGTTGGTCAGAATGGTATCTTGTTTGCAGATGCACGTTGGGACACTGACGGCACCACTGACATTATTACAGGGTCATTGCCAGCAATTACTGATCTACTAGAAAGTGATTATCTAGATCAAGATGCGCCTGATTACAGACTATATCCTCGCGGTATGTTGTTATTCAACACCCGTCGTAGCGGTTATAACGTAAAACAATTTGTTAGCAACAAGTTTAATGCAAATGCATATCCTGACTTGCCAGCTGTGCCAGGTGCAGACAGTACTTTACCGTCTATTAAAGATACATGGCAAACAGCTAGCGGGTTGAAGGACAATGGTAGCCCTTACATGGGTCGTCAGGCTCAGCGTCGTATGGTTACAGCAGCTATGCAAGCAGCAATCATTGCAAACACAGAGGTAAGAGAAGAGCAGTATGCATTTAATATTATTTGTGCTCCAGGTTATCCAGAACTAATTGATGAAATGGTAGCATTAAACAATGATCGTGCAAACACTGCATTTATCATTGGTGATACTCCAATGAGATTAGCACCTAATGCAATTGATATTGCAAACTGGAGCAATAATACCAACGGTGATGGACTAGCAACTGCTGATCCTTACTTGGGTGTTTATTATCCTTGCGGTAGAAGCAGTGACTTACAAGGCAACGACGTTGTTGTTCCTGCAAGTCATATGGCACTACGCACAATGATCTTCAATGATAATGTTGCATATCAATGGTTCGCACCAGCTGGCACACGTCGTGGACTAGTTGACAATGCAAGCAGCATTGGTTATATCAACGCTGCTACTGGAGAATTTGAATTCAACAGTATTCGCACCGGATTACGCGACACCTTGTACGAAAACAAGATTAATCCAATCACTAACTTACCAGGTGTTGGTTTAGTTGTTTGGGGTCAAAAGACTCGCAACCCAACTGCAAGCAGTCTTGATCGTATTAATGTGGCACGTCTAGTTAACTACATTCGTACAATACTGGCCAATGTTGGCAATGGATTCTTGTTTGAACCTAACGATAAAATTACTCGTGATCAGATCAAGAATATTATCTCAGGTGCAATTAACGATCTTGTAGCCAAACGCGGTATTTACGATTATCTAGTTGTTTGTGATGACACCAATAACACACCTACACGTATTGCTCGTAATGAATTGTATGTAGACATTGCGATCGAACCAATGAAGGATGTTGAATTTATCTTTATTCCAATTAGATTAAAGAATCCAGGTGACATAGCAGCAGGCGTATAATATGGGTAGGGGGTAATTTTACCCCCGAAAAATTTTGGAAAAAAATTGATAAATACCTATAACAGGAGAATATAAATGGCAATAGCCTCATTAAACAGATTTACAGTACCTTTAGCAACTAATCAAAGTGCTAGCACACAAGGTCTGCTAATGCCTAAGTTAAAATATCGCTTCCGTGCGGTGTTTGAAAATTTTGGCGTAAGCAGCGACAGAGTAGAGTTAACCAAGCAAGTTAATAACATTAGCCGTCCTAATGTAAACTTCAATCCTTTCGTTATTGAGGCTTATAACAGTAAAGTTAACTTAGTTGGCAAACCAAGTTGGGAACCAGTGACCGTTGTATTACGCGACGATGCTGGCGGCAACGTTAGCAAGTTAGTCGGCGAACAGATTCAGAAACAATTTGATTTTATGGAACAAGCATCGGCCAGTTCTGGTATTGATTATAAATTTGTTCTAAAGTTTGAAATGCTAGACGGTGGCAACGGAGCCAATCAACCTACAGTATTAGAAACATGGGAGCTGTATGGTGCATTTGTTAACCAGGTAAATTACGGTGAAATGTCATACTCAGAGAATAGTCCAGCAGACATCACGTTAACAGTTACTTACGATAATGCAATCCAAAGTCCAATTGGAACTGGAGTTGGAACAGCGGTAGGACGTAGTTTAGGAACCTTGATTACAGGTGTGACCTAATTAAAAGAGTTTTACTTTTAAATACCCGGAGAAATCCGGGTATTTTTTTGGCATAAATATTTTAAAAGGTATATTATGGGAATTTTTGACGGCTTTTTGACACAATTGGCCACTGGCGACCAGATTAAAGATTTTAAGCACGCCAGTAGATTGTATGTTGACAACAACTACGCACTGAGCCCAAAGTACGACTGGTTATATCATGTGTATTTTGATCTAGATCCCACACTGACAAAAGTGGACAGAGATCGGGTGCTTGAAGCAGGCATGTTAGTTAAATCAGTTGACCTACCAAAATTTAATATAGATACAAAAACATTCAATATGTACAACAGACCAGAAGTTGTACAAACTAAAGTAAAATACGATACAGTACAAATAACATTTCACGATGATCAGTCTGACGTAGTTAGAAATTTATGGTTTGATTATTTTAATCATTACTATAGAGATATGGATGCCAGCTATTCTGACAGTGCAGGAACTGTACATCCTTTGTATCATTCAAAAAGTCAATATAGACTTGGACAAAGAGATATTTTAAATAATTTTGGATATACTCCAAGAAACGGTGGTGGAGTTAACGGTCCACAATATATCCAGGCCATCAGAATTTATAGTTTACACCAGAAAAAATTCAGCGAATACACATTGGTTAATCCAATGATCGTTCAGTTCAGCCACGGTAATCATAATGCCAGCAGCAACGGCGGACTTGAACATTCCATGACATTAGCATACACCACAATGTTGTATGCCAGTGGTTATGTGACAAGAAACACTGTAAAAGGATTTGCAGATTTACATTAC